ATATCGAGATGGTGGCGGGGTATTATGACGACAGCACGCTGGATGTCGGGATCAATGGCCGGCTGGCGCATCTGTTTCCGGGTCAGGAGCTGACCTTCCACACGGCCAACCAGCCGTCTTCGGAATATGCCGCCTTCTCGATGCATCTGTTGCGGGAACTCGCGCGGTGCCTTGGCCTGACCTATGAAAGCGCCACAGGCGACAATGTGGGGGCGACCTATTCCTCGCTGCAGGCGGCGACGACGGAGATCTTCGCGATCACGAAAGCGCGACGCCGGAACATCGTGGCGCCGTTCTGCCAGCCGATTTACGAGGCCTGGCTCGAGGAAGAGATCGAAGCGGGCGGCGTGCCGTTTCCGGGGGGTGTGGCAGGGTTCATGGCCAATCGCACGGCGGCGTGCCGGGCGGAGTGGCGCGGCGATCCACGGCCGCAGGCGGATGATCTGAAGAAAGCCAAGGCGCATGAGGTCTGGAAGCGGCTCGGCGTGATGTCGGATGCGATGATCTGCACCGATCTCGGGGCCGATGTGGACGATGTCTACCAGCAGCTGGCGCAGGAACGGGCCTTGCGGGCCGAATACGGCCTGCCCGAGCCGCAGATGATGGGGGCGCAGGGTGGTGGTCCGGGTGCGGCAGACGACGGCGATGAGGCTGAGACATGACGATCCACATTGATGAGGCTGACCCCTGCGCGGCGGCGGCCAGCTTGCGGCAGGTCTATGTCCGGCTTGTAGCGGGCCAAGGCGCCATGGAGGTGCGGTTCCGGGCCGGATCGAACGGGGTGGAACGCTCGGTGCGGTATCACAGCGCGCATCCCGACCGGCTCCTGGCGGTCATTCGGGGTTTTGAAGAGCAGTGTGCCAAGCTGCAGGGCCACGGCCCGCGCCGATTTGCACTTTCTGCGGGAGGGATGAGATGACCGAACCACCGGACATCCTTCAAAGCCACGCAGGACCGTCGCTTGCGCAGATCGCGAGCCAGGTTCTGAACCGGCCGCTGCTGCTGCATCCGGACAAGGTCGATCTGATCCTGCATGTGCTGCAGGGGCGGATTGGCATCGCGCCTTTGGCGGCGCCAGACCCGCAGTCGAACCGCTTCGTTGGCACATATCGCCGCGACAACGGCAGCATTGGATCGCTGCGCGTGGAAAACGGCGTGGCGATCCTGCCGATCGTCGGCAGTCTGGTGAACCGCGGCGCCTGGATTGGGGCCAGTTCGGGGCTCGTGTCTTACGAGGGCATTGCGGCGCAGCTGAGGGAAGCACAAGCTGATCCGGAAGTTCGGTTGATCCTGCTCGACATCGACAGCCCCGGTGGTGAAGCCACCGGCATGTTCGCGACGGCCAGACTGGTGAGCGCGATCAACCAGACCAAACCGGTCTTGGCCTTTGTCAATGATGTCGCGGCCTCCGCCGCCTATGGCATTGCCAGCGCGGCCAGTGAAATCATCGTCTCGCCGACCTCGATGGTCGGATCGATCGGCGTGGTGCTGACCCATTTCGACCGCTCGGGTGAACTTGAGGAGCGCGGCGTCAAGCCAACGCTCATTCACGCCGGCGCCCACAAGGTGGACGGCCATCCGTTTGGACCGCTCTCGGACGCCGTGCGCGCTGACCTGCAGGCGGAGGTGATGAAGATCTACGACCAGTTCGTCGGTCTCGTGGCCGAAGGGCGTGCAGGCCAGATCAGCGCCGACGCAATCCGGGCGACGGAAGCCCGCACCTATCTCGGCAGCGATGCCATTGCCCAAGGCCTCGCCGACCGTGTGGCGAGCCTCGACGAGGTGATCGCCACCTCTGCACAACCGCCCTCCGGGGCAAGCCCCCAGAGAAAGGGAGGACCCATGACCAAGACTTCACAAAACACAGCGCCAAGCGGTGGAACGCCCGTGTCCGCCAGCTTCGCCGGCGCAGAACAGCCTGCCGGCGCCATCAGTCCCGCTGATCTGCAGTCTGCCGTCGAGGCGGCGCGGACCGAAGCCCATGCCGCTGGTATTGCCGCCGGCAAAGCCGAGGTCACGGCGCGCATTACCGCGATCCTGACATCACCCGAGGCCGAAGGCCGGGAGGCGCAAGCCCGCGTACTGGCGCTCGAGACCGAGATGAGCGTCGCGGATGCGGCGAAGGTTCTCGCGGCGTCGCCGAAGGCCAGTCCGTCAGCGTCGATCGCGGATCGCGCTGCACATGAAGCTGAGCTCGGGGCGGAAACCCCGGCAGAGTTCCACAATCGCGTCGAGCGCAGCATCGCAGGCTGGGCCAAAGCCGTCACCAATGCCAATGCAAGGTTCGGCTGACATGCACTCCATGCAATCCAAGGACATCCCCTCATGACAGTTCTGACTGAAGGCCGGCATCCCGGCGAATTCCTGATGACCGAGGCCAATGGCCAGCGCTCCCGGGACAACATCACCATCGCAAGTGGCGTGGGCATCATCGCCCCAGGCACGGTGCTGGGCAAAATCACGGCAAGCGGCAAATATCTCGCCAGCGCTGTCAGCGCCACCGATGGCAGCCAGACCGCAGTCGCCATTGCGCTTTATGGCTGTGATGCCACCACAAGTGATGTTGCAGTTGCCGCCATCACTCGGGATGCCGAGGTGAACGGTAAAATCCTGACCTGGCACCCCGACCGTGATCAGGCGGCGGAAAAAGCGGCAGCGCAGGCTGACCTAGCGTCGGTCGGCATCATAACGCGCTGAGCGCGGAAGACTGTCACCATTAGCTAACGCCAGCCCCGAATTCCTCACAGTTCAAATCCGATCCCCTGCCGCCACAGGCTGCAGGCTGATCTGTCGTGCACAATCCCCGCGCTCTGACAGCTGCGGGCCGTTCCCGCGTGCCCAATCCTGCCGCACGCCGACGCAACAAAGGACCCCCCAATGTCGATCCTCAACATCTTCAGTCAGGACGCCTTCAGCGTCATGCGCCTCACGGACGCGCTTCGTGAGATCAAGTACACCCCGTCCCGCATCGGACAGATGGGGCTGTTTCAGACCACCAGCATCGACACGCTGGATATCGCCATCGAGAAGGACAAGGAACAGAACCGCATGCTGGTCTCCGCCAGCCCAAGGGGCGGTCCCGGCCAGACCTTCGACAAATCAAAACGCGCCATGCGCATGCTCAAGGTGCCCCACTTCCAGGTGGACGATGCCATCTATGCCGACGAGGTCCAGCAGGTGCGCGCCTTTGGTCAGGAAGTCGCTGTCGAGCGGCTGCAGCAGAAGATCGCCGACCGCGCCGCAGAGGCCAGCCAGTTCTTCGCGCTGACCGAGGAATACCACCGGCTCAATATCCTCAAGACCGGCCAGCTGCTCGACGCGGACGGCTCTGTGCTGTTCGATTACTTCACCGAGTTTGGCGAAAGCCAGCAGGCGGTGGTCGACTTCGACCTCGACAATGCCAGTGCCACCGACGGCGCGCTGCGCAAGAGATGCGCCGGGGTCATCCGCCAGATGGCCGCCATTCTCGACGGTCTGCCCTATACCGGCATCATGGCCCTGTGCGGGGATGCCTTCTTCGATGACCTGATCGCCCACCCGGAAGTGCGCGAGACCTACAAGGGCTATGCCGACGCCGCGAGCTTGCGCAACGCGTATATCAATTCGGGGTCGTCCGGCATCTACGGCGCCTTCGAGTTCGGCGGCATTACCTGGATGAACTATCGCGGCGGTCAGAATGTCGGCATCGAGACCGACAAGTGCCACCTCGTACCCATGGGCGTCCCCGGCCTCTTCCGCACGGTCTATGCCCCGGCCGATTACATCGAGACGGTGAACACCCCGGGTCAGCGCCTCTACGGCAAGCAATGGGAGATGCAGAACGGCAAAGGCGTGAACCTCGAGTTCCAGATGAACGCGCTGCAATACTGCACCCGCCCGCGGGTGCTGATCCCGGGCAAGCGGACGTGATGTCAGATATCTCTGACACTTGCCGCAGCGCGGCACATGATGCCACGTCAAGGTTATTCACCCTTGACACCCAAAGGTTACAAACGGACGCTTTTGATTATGCACCTGCCGTGCTGATAAAATGCAGCGCAAAATCAATGCGTTAGGAATTGCCCGTTTTTTAGGCATTCTGATGAAAGGCCCCAGATAACGGGGCCTTAGCCTGTCCTATACCCGCAGCTCCACAGATTTATCCCCAGATTCTGTGAGCGCAATAACGCTTGCCTTACACCGCGATGCGGTGGCGGGCGGCGACTCGGGATGCGGTTTGGAATGGGACAACGGAAAGGACCGAGAATGACCCTCTTCGACGATCTGGACGCACAGGTCTCCGGTGCGATTGACGCGGCCTTTGGAGAGGTCGCTGTCCTGCGACCGCGCGTTTCATCGCAATATATCGCGCGCGCAGAGGATCCGTCCCGCCAGGTGGCCACCGTGACGGGTGTGTTCTCGGCGGGGCCCGCAGAGGCCCCTCTCAAGGGCGGTTCTGCGGGGGCTGCGTTTTCCGGCGGCACGCGCATCGTGTCGCAGAGTGCCGCGTTCTGGCTTTCAGCAGAGACGGTTCGGTCACTCGTGGACCGACCCCAAAAGGGTGATGCGCTGACGCTGACGGCGCGCGCGGGTGCACCGGTCTATGCACTCTCTCAGGTCCACCCGTCGGACATGGGGGACCTGACCCTGATCCTGGTTCTGGAGGACGAGACGCCATGAGCCTGACGCGACTGGCCATGCGCCTTGCGGCGGCGCGCGCGCTGCGAGACAGGACACTGGCAGGCGCGCGGGTGTTCGACAGTGCGGTGGACCCGATTGACCAGACGATCCGCGAGCAGCGTTTGCCCCTACTGGTCCTCACGACGGACGAACACGAGCTCGACGTGACCGGGCGCGATCTCGGCAGCGGCACGCATCGCTGTGATCTGGTGATCGAGCTTGCCATTGCCTCGCGCGTCGAGGTGCCGACCGAGGACGGAGACGGCGGAGCTATTACCATCGCCATTCCCCATACTGACGAGGGGATGGAGCTGACGCTGGATATCATGGAGCATCAGGTGGTCTCGGCGCTGACGCGGGATGACACCCCGTGGGCGCGCGTATGGATGACGCTGGTGCCGCGGGTCCATCAGCGTCTCTCCCGCCGGGGCGCCTCGTCCGAGAACGGTGTGCGCTTTGCAGCCCGCCAGCTTGTGCTGACATGCGATCTGATCGACGCGCCGGTTGGCGGCGCGCCCCTGCCTCACTCCGGGGTATGGGCAGAGGTGCTCTCAATGATGGAGGCTGATCCGGCAATGGCCGGGCTGGCGCGCCTGATCCGCGCGGAGATCGAGGGCACGCTTGTCCCCGAGTGGCGTCGCGCAGCGCATGCACTGGGTGTCCCGCTCGAGGTCTCGGACGGGCTCGGGCTTGGCGCGGGGGACGCGTCTTTGGTGGACCCGGTCGCGTTTATCATGGGCGCAATCAGCACCGGCGCTGGTTTGGTCACCGTGACCGAGGACGCGCCCTGATGGCGGTGCGCGAATTGGTCGAGCTGGTCTCCCGCGTGGCCGAGCTGGAGCGGCGGTTTGCCGGTGTCCTGCGCCACGGCACGGTGGCGGAGGTGGATCCCGAGCGCCAGCGCGTCCGGCTGGACCTCGGCCCGGCCCATGGGGCTGAGGGGCGGTTCCTGTCGCCTTGGGTGCCCTATGCGCAATTCTCGGGGGCGCTGCGCGTGCACACGCCCCCCACGGTGGGCCAACAGCTCACGGCACTGTCCCCCAGCGGGGATTTCCAGCAGGCGGTGGCGCTGCCGCTGACCCATCACAGCGGCAATCCGAGCCCGTCCACGGCGGGCGACGAGAATGTCGTGACCTATGGCAATGTCCGCATGACGCTGGCGGATGACCTGGTGCGGGTCGATGTGGGCGGCACGCGGCTCGAGCTGACCTCGGCGAAGATCACGCTCTCCACGGGCGGCAGCAGCATCGAAATGACAGATGCGGGCGTGAAGATCACAGGCGCGCGCATCGATCTCAACTGACGGAGGCGCAGATGCCAGCAGTGGCGCGGATCGGGGACCCGTTTGCAACGGGCCATCCTTGTGACGGCGCGAGCACGATTGCCGGGGGCAGCGGAAACGTCTTTGCAAACGGTATTGGTGTATCGCGCCAGGGCGACCCTTCGGCGTCACACACGCGCCTGGTCGGGAAACGGTGCCTCCCGCACACGGTCTCCATCGCTGGCGGCAGTGCCACCGTGTTCGTCAACGGAATTTCAATCGCACGGGTCGGTGACGCCATCGACGCAGGCGCCATCGCCGGCGGATCGCCGGACGTCTTCGCAGGTGGATGACAGGTCACGGGGTCTAGGTTGGTCGCCAGAAGCCTACAACGACAATGACGACGACAACGAAACACTACACCAAGAGGAACAACACTCACATGCCACGCTACGCAATCACCGAGACAGCCGGGCGTTTCGTCGCCGGGACCAACAATACCGGCGTCGGGACGGTGCTGACGCTGACGGAAAAGCAGGCCGAGCACGAGGTTCGGCTCGGCACGCTAAGGCTGCTGGACGTCAACACCGATGCGCCTGAGCGCACCGCAGATGCGTCGACAGGGGACAAACCCGATGACAGGACTGCGCCGCCTGCGGCAGCGCAACACCAAGCGACGGTAGAACCCAAGACCGCTGACAGCACCGTCAAAACCAGCAAAGAACGCGGTGCGTCTCCGAAGCAGTAACCCGCGGCCCTCAGCCGCCATCTTTGCTTGCTGTGTCTGCCTCTCCGTCTTGCTTCGTCCGCGTGGTCTGGAACACGGGTCCCTTTGGAGTCGGTTTCTTCCGCAGGATCGGTGCTGTGGGCTCTTCGCAGTTCGGGCAGGTCTCATCGGTCTCCCGGACAGTGCCGCCGCAATACATGCATTTTTTCATGGTGATCGGTTCACTCGAGTCGCGTTCTACTGGTTGGATCGGCTTCTGGTGAACGACCGGTCCTTGGTCAATGGGACGCATTCGACATGGTGCCAAATCACAACAACCCCTCGGTTGGCCTGAACGCAGCAACGGGGGGCACGCTCATGGGCTGGCCACATGTGGTGCAGTCCCTGCAGGACATCTTCACGACGCGGTTCGGCGCGCGCGTCATGCGCGAATGGTACGGCTCGTTTGTGCCCACGCTGCTCGGGCGGCAGATCAACAGGTCGGAGATTCCGCTGTTTCTTGCGGCCTTCACCTCGGCGATCGAGCAATGGGAGCCCCGGTTCAAGGTGACGGAGATTGGACTGAAGGATGTCACCCGGGACGGGGTTGTGCGCCTGTCGATCTCTGGCGAATACCGCCCCCGGGCCCTGCTGGGCGATCCCACCTCCGCCGGTTTGCGCAGCCTGGTGATTGACGCCGACAAGGTCGGTCTCGCGATTGCACAGGGAATCGAGACAAAGCTCCCTATCCCAACCAGTCAGGGCTCAGGTGTCCAGTCTGATCAACATTTGCCAGGACATGTTCCATGACGACACCCATCGACCTGTCCTCTCTCCCGGCTCCGGGCGTCATCGAGGAGCTGGATTTTGAGGTCATCCTGCGGGCGATGCGCGATGATCTGGTGGCGCGCTTCCCGCCGATTGTGCCGGTGATCGACCTGCAAAGCGAGCCCGCGCGCAAGCTGCTCGAGGTCTGCGCCTATCGCGAGCTCTTGCTGCGGCAACGGGTCAATGACGCGGCACGCGCCAACCTGCTTGCCTTTGCAGGGACCACCGACCTTGATCATCTCGCCAGCTTCTACGGCGTCACCCGCCTGACGGACGAGACCGACACGGCGCTGCGCCTGCGGGTGCAACAGCGGATCCAGGGCTGGTCCAACGCGGGAGGTGCCGCGCATTATCGGTACTGGGCCCTGACGGCGGACGAGCGGGTCTCCGACGCAGCTGTCTCCTCCCCAAGCGCGGGCATCGTGCGGATTGCCGTGCTCTCGGCCGAGGGTGACGGGGCGTCGTCCGAGGACCTGCTCACGGCTGTGCGCGCAATTGTGCTGCGCGATGACGTGCGCGTATTGACCGACACGGTCGAGGTGGTCTCGGCCAGCATCGTGCCCGTGGATGTGGCGGCCACGGTCTTTCTCTATCCCGACACCCCCGCTCAGGTGATCGCGCAGCTGCGCGTCGACTTCCCCGCGCGCTTTGCGGCGGCCCGCGGGCTTGGCTGGGATTTGACCCGGTCCTGGATCAACGCGCAACTCCACCCTTCGGGGGTGCAGCGGGTGCATTTGACAGCGCCTGCGACCGACACGGTGATCAGTGCCGAGCAGTGCGTTGCCCTCGGTGCCGTCGAGATCACGTTTGGCGGGCGTGACCGATGACAGAGCCACCTGTGGGTCTGGCTGTGCTTGCGTCGTTACTCCCGCCGGGTGCCACCACATTTGAGCGCGCGATGGAGGAAGCGACGGCGCTGGATGCCCGCGCCCCGGCGATCCGGCCCAACGCCCGGGCCAAGCTCGACGGCTTTGATCCGTTTGTGCCCTGGCTGATCTGGGAATACGGCCTGGGAGACATCCTTCCCTATCTGAGCGATCCGCAACGGGCGCTGCGGGAGGGTATTCGCTGGCAGCGCTTGCGCGGGACGCCCGAGGCCTTGCGCCTTGCGTTCTCGTGGCGCGATCTGGACGGGGTTCAGGTCTTCCAGGAGGAGCCCGGGCAGCATTTTGCCGCGTTTCAGATCGACACGAATGCGGTGCCACCGCTTGAGGACATCGACGATCTGATCGCGCTCGCGCGCCTGTCGGCACCGGCGCGATCGCGGCTGGCGCGCATCTTTCACGGCTACGACCTGCGGCGGATCAAGCTGGACGACACGCGGCTCGGTGACGGGCTGCTCAGCGATTACAGCGGCGTGCATCACACAGACGGGCAGACGCGCCTGTCGTTTGGACGCGTGGTCAGCACCGTGGTTCCGGCCCCCACAGCGCAGACACATGCAGGGATCTTCGTCGACCATGTCGGGCGGGCGTTCCTGCCGGGCCGGTTTGTTCTGTCGGACAGCAGACTCGACGACGACCGGGCAACGCCCAACCCGTTTATCTATCACGCGCACCTGTTCACGCTGGCCAACACCGACGGCGTCCCGGACGAGCCGGCCGACTTCGAGCCTGTGCGCAAGTTTCAGCGCGCGCAGATGGTGCTGTCGGAAGGGATGCGCCTCGGGGACATCAACAGCCGAACACCCCCGGTGGATTGGGTGTTCTACGAGGGGCGCTGGCGGCTCTCCGAGGAGGCTGCAGTCTCTGGCGCTCCGGCCGAGGTGCGACGCACCCGGCGCACGGAGATGTTCGAACGCAGGGCCGTCGCATCTGCGCTCGTGCCATTGCCGCACGCCACATTCAGATGGCGCAACACGGTTCGGTGCCAAGTCATCGGCGGCCGATCACAGGTTTATCGCCTTTCGGAAACGCCGCGGACTTTACCGCCGGTCTGGTACGCTCAGCCCTCGCGGGCGCTTGCTGCCGAGACCTACGAGGTGGCGGTGCGCGTGGGGGACGCTGTGCGTGCCGACGCGCGGGTCTCGGACCAGGACCGCTTCATTCCCGGACAGGTGCGCCGGGCCGATGCGCGGGCGGTGGGCGACGGTCTCGCTCTAACGCCCACCAATCCGTCTCAGGCGATGCTGCCTGAGCTCTATGATCCGGCGGCTTATCCCATCCGGTTCAGTGAAGTGACCGGAGAGACAACTTACGCCGGGCAGTTCTGGCTGCCGCTCACTTACGTCGACCAGCCCTGGTCCGAGGTGCATGTCCTCGTCGGGGCCATGCACCGCACGGACACACTCAACACAGACTGACGAGGAGGCCTAATGGCTATCATGACGCGCTCGGGGCGCGCAGCCCTGGCGGACGCAATCCGCCAGCGCCCGCTCCATCTTGCCTGGGGCACAGGCAACACCGCCTGGGACAGC